ATCTCACACTCTTCCTTATCAACATGTGGAGTTAGAACTGCACCCTTCTCATATATCCTTGCGTAAGTATATGTTGGTAATACAGTCTCACCAACCAGTTGAGATACCTGCACATTCTTCTCACACAATAACTCTACAAACGAGATATAATCATACTTACCAAGACACTTATCTACTTGAGGATCATTAGTTATATCAAACTCCTCTGCATACAAGTTAAAATCTTTTGCTAGATCACTTGCTCTCTCTTCTGATATGAAGTTAGGAACAATCATAAAATTGTTCTCTACTAATTTCTCATTCATCATGGTGCTTCCTCAACTCTCAGAATATCAAATATGTTAAGACTCATGGTTATTCTCTCAACATTACTCTTGAATGGATAAACTGTATGCTTCAACTCAGCAGGGAATATATACATGTCTCCAGTCTTAGGAATTACCTTCCATGTTCCTGGAACCAACCAAGTGGTAACTCCTTCAACGAATTCCAGTTGACCTGCACATGGCATGTTACTCTTATCTTTAAAATCTACTGCTTCTTTAGCAATCTCTTCTGGTACATCAATCATAATGACAACACTAAGAGTTCCTCCATGTGCATGAATTGGATTAAACTCATTAGGTTGTTGATAATTAACCCATGGTCCTTGACCAAGATGGAATCTAAGATGCTTAACACCTTTAGTAGTAGTCTCACCTGGCAATGGTTTTGGACCATCACCAATCATATTCTCTTCCATCCTAGTATAACATGCTCTTACATGATCTACTATATGTGGGTACAGATGTTGCATGAACAAATTAGAATCAACAACCGCTTTGGTTTGAGATTCTATGTTACCTGCTAAACTACGACCCATACTCCTAGCAGTTCTAGATGCTCTCGCTGTTGCTTGTAAGAGAGATAGAAATTCATCTGATACCCTATCTCTAGAGATAATAGGTCCAAAGGGATGTATAACAGTCATTATTTCTTATTTGCTTCTCTCCAATGCTTTATAAGGAGTTCCAACTCCTTTATCCTTGCTTCAGCAGTTTTTATCTTCTCATCCAGATTAGTGTTACTCATACATCTAACTTGCGAAGACGGAACGACAGTGCCTTACGCTCTCCTTTGTCTGTATGTATAACTGGTTGACCATGATCGTCAAGGGATATGTCAGTGATAACTGTTCTAACGTTTCTAAACTTACCAACGTCTATCTTATCACCAACTTTAAGTTCAATATTAAAAGAGTCCACATTACTGGGTATTCATCATCTTAGATATTATACACCATCCGTCAACGTCTGACAACTACCACATCTCCACCATCATCATCGTCATCCTCATCATCCCAATCATCTTCTATATCATTGTTCAATGCATCTATTCTATCTTGTAATGATTTGTTTAAAGGATCACGAGTATCCTTCTCAAAATTTACCACCAATAATTCATCTGTACCTTTAATCTCCTTGACCTCTGGATGATTAGAGTTTAATGGGTTCTCTGGGGGAGGAGTCTTGTCCATTGGTCTTCTCTTGCCTTCATTATATTTATTGATATCTCTAAGATTAGCGAACATCAAAGCAAATGCTCCACCTGCTAATGCAGCAGAGCATAATCCAAAAATAATTACTTCAATCATCCTCATCTCTACTTCTCAACTCTTGATTGAGTAGATAAAACCAAATGACACCTAGTACCATGATACAAAATATCCTAATGCTATCAGCATTTACTACTATGGTTCCCATCTTTCCTCTTCTTATTTTGCTTCTTAATCAACTTAGCATACATGACATCCTCTCTTGTCCACAAATTAGGATTCTTCTTTGCTACCTTAATCAATCTCTTCGCAGTCTTCCTCAAGTCCTTACGTTGATCATCATCTTTACCTACTCTAACTTCGTGATCCCTGTCCAAACTAGTCCTCCTTTTGGTTTTCCTCATCCTCAATGATTAATTTCTCAATCTCATCAACAACTGGAACTTCTTCCTCTTCAAACATCATCTCTAGATCAAACTCATCATCAAGTTTACTTAAGTCAAAATTCTCAAAGTAACTGTCACCATCTCTAGAGTTATATTTAACATCATTAGAATCTTTCTTAATCTGTTCATCAACAAACTGTTGTGATGATTCATCTACACCTGTTGCTTTATCAAAATACTCATCATCAATTGCATCATCAAATAAAGATTCATCAACATCACCATCAAATAATGTTACCATAGGTGATAGTTCGTTATCTCCTTTAACCTTTGGTAAACCATCAAACATACCTTGACTTTCCTTTGCAACATCCTCCATCTGATCTTGATTCATGAAGATCTCATCATGATCCTTCATAACCTGTTGTTGGATGCGTTCTACCTGAAGTTCATGATCCTTCATTAAGAATGTCATCTGTCTCTTATGTTCCTTCTCATGCAATTCAGCATTAGTATATAATCTCTCCTTCTCAGTCTCATGCTTCAATTCGATCTCCTTCATCTCATCATCATGATTCTTCTGCATATTATCCATCTGAAGTTCTAGTTCCTTCATGGCATCTTCCCATGATACAACTCTCTTCTTCTCTTCCTCTTCTCTTGCTTTCTGTTCTGCTATCTGACGTTCATTCTCTTCATTAAAATGTTCAACATACTTTTGTATCTCTTGCTCTGTGATAGGAGTATGTGGAATAGCACTATCATACTCTACCCATCCATTACCATCCTTCCATTGGATTGCCCATAGATGCTCAATATCAGTAAAAGGCCAATTCTCTTTAGTAAAGAATATACCCTTATCGTCAACCTTAATGTAACGATCTGCCTCTATTAAAGTAAATACCTTCATTCCGATCCTCCAAGTTTATGAGTATGGTCATTAGTATCAACATCAATATCTGCTTTAATAATCTTTGTCTCTCTTGCTTGGTTTAGCATTTGAGCAGCAGCAGATAAAACATTAATATTATTCTCGTTGTTCTTCACCATCTCATTCCTAAATGATTCAACAGCAGCACCAGTACCTCTCTGTTGTTGAGAATTCTCTATTAATAACATAGGTAACCATGTTACAGCACAACCCCACTCATCAACTGCTTCTCCTGTTTGTGGATTAGCACCTCTAATTTGTGTATACCATGAACAACCAAGTTTTTTACACTTATCTTGTATTAATGGACAGAAATCCTCTGGTTTTAATTGTGCCATAATATAATTATATATCTAGTCCAATTGACACATTATAACATCTAAGTATTGTATTGCCAAGTTAGATGTTGCTGTATATGTTCCTTGAATTTGTACTGTACCGCTAAATGGATGGTCATGGGGACCTCCAGCAGCACCTTGATCTACTCCACCAGTATTAGTCGCACCATCTCTTACCCTAGATCCTACATTACTAAATGGTGTAGCATTTGCACCACCAGTAGGTCCAAGTAAGTGTTCGTGACTGTGCTCTGGTAACTCAGCGATTGATAGAGTGTGGTCACCCACCACCTTTGGTATACCTGAAGGTGGTAGAATAGGTTCAGTATTATTTACAGTTATGTTTATATCTCTAACAGTAGATAATACTGTGGTAAAATCAAACACACCACCAGATCCACCACCTGTTCCTGTTACTACTCTAAGTGCTTTATTATTATATGCAGCATCTACTAACTGTGTCCATCCAGTTGGTGCAGATGCTTCCCAAAACAATTTCCTCGTTCCAGCAGGATACATCCAATAATACGAATTAATGGAATTACTAGCGTCTGCTAAATCAAATTGTACTCCATTGGATGTTAATCTTGCCATATCAACTGAAGGTGCATATTAGTACATCGACATACTGAAGTCTTAAATCAATCTGTCCTGCTCCTGTAGCAGTAAATGTTGCTGATCCGTTGAAGGGGTGATCGTGTGGTTGTCCTATCTGTCCACTAGGAGATACCACATTACCTGTAGGTGAAGATCCTGACACCCTGAAGGTTCCACCTCCACCTGATGCAGATGCAGTACCACCAGTCAGTGAGTTGTGAGTATGATCTGGTATCTGTGAGATTGCCAGAGTTGTACCACCAACTGTACCACTTACAGTAGTACTAGCACTGAACGGTACTGCCAGTGATGAGGTAGTATTGGGGAATACTTGAGAGAATGTTAATCCACCAGCACCAGAGGTTCCACCAAATCCAAACCCACCACCAGTTCCATTAACAAGTCGTAATGCTTTATCGTTATGTGAATTTTCCTTTACCCATCCAGTTGGTGCTGCTGCTTGGAAGAATACCATAGCAGCACCCTGCTCGACTACACCATACTTAGATGACAGTGAGGTAGAGTCTCCAAACGTAATTCCAGTCGCAGTTAATGTTGCAGACATTGTATAAGACTTCTATTCCTTTATTCTTTATTTATCACCTTTCTAGATCCATCATTTATCCAGAACCCATCTTCTGTCAATTCCCATCCATCATCCTGCATTGCTTTCCAACTACCATACCTCTCCATTGCTTCCTCAGTTAGATTCATCTTGATCCATGCGGGCCAAAGTTCCTCTTCAACTTGAGGCATTTGCAATTCCTTTCTACGTTCTAATGCATACTCACGATACAACTCTTGAGTCCACCCATCATTATAAGGTGAGTTTGCTTGTACTTCAGCATCCATCAACTTATAATCAAATAAGAGTTCCCTCTCTTTATCTGGAGTATCAGTATCCCTCACATAGACAGTCTTACCACCATCAGGGGATTCGTAGATTTTTGCCATTAGAGTTCTTCCTCACAATGTTTCTCCACAATCTCTTGAATTACTTCACTAAAAGCATTGCGTAATTCATACTCAATGTCATTCTTATCCTTCTTTAACCTAGTTACAGTAATAGGTGGAAGATCAAGAGTGGCAGTTATCTCCCATAATCCAAGTTCTTTGTTCTTGTTTGTTTGTATATCAAGCATTTAAACTTGCCTCCGCATAGTCACGATTGAATAGGTCAAGACCTTCTCTAGTCAACACACTGTTGTACATACTATCGAACGTCTTAACAGGTAATGTAAGAACATGAGCACCATATAACAAGCAACGTGATGCTTGATGTGCTTCTCTTAATGATGCTGCTAGAATCTTAGTCTCCATCTTGTGTTCCTTCTGAACACCACAGATTGCTTTGATTAACTCAACACCACTAAAACTGTTATCATTTAATCTACCAACAAATGGTGATAGGTATGTAGCACCTGCCTTCATTGCTAAACATGCTTGAGCAACAGAGAATACTAAGGTTACATTAGTCTTAATGCCACCATCACTCAATCTCTTACATGCCTTAAGTCCCTCAACTGTGCAAGGTACTTTAATAGTAACAGCAGGAGCAAGGGGATAGAATGTCTCCGCTTGTGCTATCATTTCATCAGCAGTCTCAGCAACTACTTCAGCAGATATACTCTCCATCTCAGGGAATCGTTCTGCAATCTCCTTAATAACCTCATGCTGAGTACGACCTGACTTCAGTATCAAGGTAGGATTGGTAGTGACACCATCTATTAGTCCAGTATCATATCTGGATGCAATAGCGTCAACGTCTGCGGTGTCTAAAAAGAATCTCATGTTTTTATTTGTAGTTGTACGGATCATGTTCCGTGGATTTCCTCTTCTGGAACCAGTCTCTAATCTTCCTCAGTAGTCTCTTCATTAGGAACCTCCTGTCTTCCTTCTGGTCCAATAAAACCGACAACCTTAGTTTGATTGTCTCTATTTCTATAACCAATGTTAGCAACGACATCCATAACCCTTAGAATATCCTTGACGGATGTTCCCTCTGGGCATCTAGTCATAATAAAATCAAACTTAGCAAAAAACTCATCGGCGGCATCCGTGAGTTCTTCCATTGTTAGGTTATCACTCTTCATTTGGTATCTTCTTTGTTGTCGTGACTATGAAGTACCTCAAGTGCTTTGAGTAATTCTGGAGTCTCCTCCCACTCCCAAGTGGACTCACGTCCTTTCTTGTCAGTAGTTTTAAATTCTCTTTTAGTCATACGACCTCCTAGTACCATAACAGTATATCATAAGAATAATTGTTCAGCAATACAATTCGCTACCTTCTTGTAAGTTTGAACACCTCCATGTGATAAATCCCTACCCTTATCAATGGTATGTATGTATTCACAATCTAAACTCATGTCATCAAAGAGAGTAAACTCAGCATCCATACCAAGTTGTTTAGCAATTTGCTGATATATCTCCAACATAGTTCTACCATGATGAGTGTAGCGTCTGTATGCTAATCCCAACATGGCAGGATCATCTCTCCAATTTCCACAATGAACTACACGTTCTTTCTGATATAATGGAGTTCTAGTATATGATGACCATCCAATAACAATTTTATCTGGTTTATACTGACTCAATAAACATGATAAATTATGAACGGAATATTGTGATGATGCACCACAAACACCCATGTTAACAACATATTGTCCAGTTATCTCACTCAACTGTGCTGCTATTGTATCCTCTTCATTAACTCCTACGCCAAAGACTAAGGAGCAACCAAACAAAACAATAGATTTCTTCCAGTTGATTTTGTTAAATTCTTTGGTACGATAACCATAAGAATTAGTTCTATATGTTATAGTCTCAGTCCTATACTTCCAATCTTTTGGAGCAGTCTTTAGGTTTGCCTTAAACTTCTCCTCACTATCTTGATCATGCCACCATTGATCATGCAGATCACATCTAGAATCCTCAACCTTAAAGATCTTCATGTAAAAACCTCAACATTATTAATCTTTGCAAATCTCTTTGCATCACTTATATCATTAACCATAGGTTCACCCTTCACATTAAGACTGGTATTCAATAACATTGGGCAACCAGTTTTACCCTTCCATAATCTAAGTAAATTATATAGGGGTTTGTTATCACGCATTGTGACGGTTTGTACCCTGCTAGTGCCATCTACATGCACAATACCTGGATATTTGTCAGGGAAACTACATTTTGCTGTGAATTGCATATACGGTGATCTCTTTACAGGCAGATCAAAATATATCCTAGAATACTCTTCTAATATTACTGGAGCAAATGGTCTGAATGGTTCTCTACCCTTAATCTCATTCACCCTATCCTTAATTCCTATGTCTCTAGGATCTGCTAGTAAACTTCTATTACCTAATGCTCTAGGTCCAAACTCTGCTCTTCCTCTGGCAATACCACATACCTTGTTGTCTAACAAATGATCAACAATAAACTCATTATCATACTTAGATGTTATATTAACTCCTGTGTATGGAGTATATGTAATATGCTTCTTCTTATGTGCTAACACTGCACCAATAGCAGATCCATTATCACCTGGTGCTGGCATGATCCATACATTTTTAAAGAATGAATATGCTTTAGGATTAGCAGCACAATTCAAAGCACAACCTCCCATTAAAACTAAATTATCACTATTAACTAATCTCTTTGCCTTCCTTAAAATTGATTCAAATAATATCTCATATACATCTTGAGTTGCTGCTGCAATATCATGTATATTTTCCTCTGGTCTCCAATCCTTACATCCCTTATGAAGATTCTTCTTAAACTTAAAATCCTCACCAATAAAGTCATCAAACATTGCTTGCTTCAACTTATTAGAATCACCTAATGCAGACATTGCCATAAGGATATACTCTTCCTCATTTGGTTTTAATCCACACCTCTGAGTCATAGCAGTGTACCAAAGTCCAATGCTGTTAGGATATCTCTTCTGATACCTTAAAGTTAAATTATTATTATATGCTTCCCATATTGTTAAAGTCTGGAACTCTCCAATAGCATCAATAACAACTACACAAGCATTTCTAAATCGACTGGTATAATATCCACCACAAGCATGAGTATAATGATGACCATAAAACTTCACTGGTGCATCAATATACTCTGTAAAATTCTCTTTTAATCCTTGACCTGCACGTAACTGTCTTAACTGTTTTATGAATGGTCTTTCATACCAACAAACCAAATCTGGTTTACCATACTGAAGAGCATGATGTATAAGATTATCAGGTATTATTGGATCATTCTTGATACGACTAAATCTCTCACTCTCTGAGGCAAACACCAGACTATCATCTGCAAACACTGCTAGTGCTGCATTATGACTCTCTGATGATATCCCCCATGTTATCATTGCGTTTCTCCCAATAACTAAGTGGCAGTGTCGGATCTGGTTTAGTGTATGGTTCTACTTGGTTAGCAGGACACATTGAACAAAATGATTCGTCTTCTTTATTTAAGAAGTTTTCTAATTCTTCATCACTACATTCTACCTCTAATGGTTTATATTTCAAGTATTCATCCCATTTCTCTGACAAATTATACTTCTCTGCTTGCATGGGAAGATACGCTAGAGGTGGACACTTCCATAACTTACCCTCATGTAGTTGTAGAGCATCCTTTGAGATACACTTCTCCCAACTCTTCCTAGGGTTATTATCCTCATATGGCATCATTCTATCACCAAACCCTTTATACTGTCTAACCCAATCTCGATTAGTAAAATCCCAAAACTCTACATGAACACCTAAACCATTCTTCCAATCCTTAGCAAGTTGATACCCACGCTTAAACTTCCTAACATAATTCATATGATCTATGCTATGAATTGATACTGCTAGATTAGAATGTGTTGCTAGTAGCATCTGTGGTAATCTAGGATGTAAATGCAAACCAGTTGCATTGGTTATTAAATCAATCTCAGTATATGGATCTGGGAACATCCCTCGAACCATGTATAATATATCTGGTAAATCCTTATGTAATGTTGGTTCTCCACCAAGTATAGTAAAAACCTTTGGTCTTATTCTCTTACTCCAAGTATATAACCACTCCTCACACTCATCTAATGTTATATTACCACTATGTCCCTGATTTGAGTAATGCGAACATCCCTCACATGTAAAGTTACAAGCATGAGTAACATGAAGTTCTAATTGTTTAACATCATATACCATCTATATGATTGTACTTTGGAACATAGTAATTAAAATTGATTATTATTCTACGATCTTCATCAGTACATGTAGTACCAGTATGCTTCATGAAGTGTGGGAACCTAAGTAATCTATTTGCTTTACTCTCAACATACTTACCATCCTCAAAGATAGTCTTGCCATCATTTGAATTAACATAGTATATTGCTGTAATTGCTTCATCACCCAAGTCAGAGAAGTCTGTATGAAATGCCCAATCAAATATTATTTGTTCCTCAGTTTTAATAAGACAATTTGCTTTGATCCTAGCAAGACCAATAACCTCTTCCTTCTTGAGTATTGGTTTCATCAGATCAAATGCAGGACTAATGACATTATGATTAGAGAATATTTGATGTACTAACTGGAAGTGACCATCACCCTTCATTGAGATGCCATTCAACCAATTCCAACACATAGAATTTGCAATGTCACCTTTATCCAGGTTACCCATAAAGTAATCATAGATGATTTGATGTTCATCTTCTTTCAAATAATCATCAAAAATCTCAATCATCAATATACCCTGTCTCTTTTAACATATCAACTGCTTCATCCCAACTTGTCTCAAGTAACTGCATACAAATTGCTCTCCTTTTTATAGGTTTTGGTGTATAGTCTGAAGGAATTAATGCATGTGGATGAGATACATTCAAAAGATATGCTTGCTTTGAATGTGCCATGAATCTATCAGACTTTTTAAGATACTTATCATGGAATATAGCACCATCAGTCTGGTTAGCAATCTGAACTGTCTCAACATCCTCTCTTGGATGATAAAATTGTGTTACCATTTTATCGTCAGTCATATAAAAATTCACAATCGCTTCTATACCACTATCAGTATGTGCTGGTATCTTATGATTAACCTCCATCAACGAGAACGTACATCTATCTCTATACCTTGCAGGTATTACCTTCAATAAAGGATCTTCCTTTAATCTAACATATGAATATCTAATTCCAGCAAATCCCATCGGAGTATCAATACCATACTCAATCTTCTTACCAGTTTTAGTTAGTGAATCAATCTCAAATTCACGATTTAATCTCTTATACATGTCTATTGAAGTTTAAGGTCAATTAGAATCTCTTCTATAGTACCTGACACAACATCTTTAAAATGCTGATCATCTCTTATCTTATTATAACTTCCTGCCTCCGCAACAGTATGCATAATATCTGGTCTACTCTTTAACCAATCAAGTTCATCACCTGATAACTGAGATATATCTCCACCCTTAATCTTCTCAAGAAGATTTAAGTATAAGATTTTCTCGTAACTATCCATTATTCAAACTCCTGTAGTATTCTAACTTATACGGAGCAACGAAGTCAACCACCAATACACACCTATAATAATCCTTAGCAACTGCTGGTTCTGGATTAACTGGTTGATGATTTATATTTGAATGATGTATCAACAATGAGTTCTCATCGCCTGGAATAATTATCTCTCTATCATCATTCTCTATGAGAGTACCATAGATTCTAGAAGGATTCTTGAGATAATATATCATCCCCAAATCAAAATGCTCATGCTTATGTGTGTTACCATAATTTATATACAATTGTCCATCATATAACTTCTGAGTAACACCCTTCATTCTCTTTGCCCAACATGAAGCAACCTTAAGTTTTCTAATCTCTGGATCACCAATTATATTAGAATAATTGTAGAGATGCTTCTTAACCAACTTAAAGAATAATCTCCAAGTCTGCATATGGACTAACTTCCTACTAACCAAGTAATTAGTAACCTCAGTAGATCTATCCCACTTATCATCATGTTGCTTTAACTCATCATCAATCTCCCATAACAAATTCTCCCGATCATAATCACTCAAAAGATTATATGCTCGGTACAACTCATTCTCACAAAATGACCAATGAGTTATTGTTCTTTTATCTTCCCAAGGATCATGTGTCATATAGTTTCTTCCAATAACCTACAGGTAGTAATGGATCTGCTGGTTTGAAGTATTCTGCATTAGCAGGACACATTGAACAGAATGATTCTGCTTTGCGAAGGAAGAACTTTTTAATCTCAGTTTCATCTGAATCCTCACTCAATGGTACATACTTTAGATATGGATTCCATTTATCAGATAGATTATACTTCTCTGCTTGCATAGGTAGGTATGCTAAACCAGGACATTTCCATAGTTTACCTTGATATAACTGAACACACAAGCGTGATACACATACATCCCAACTTGACACAGGATCATTATCTTCATAGGGTTCCATCTTATCACCAAAACCCTTATATTGTCTTTGCCAGTGTCTTATAGAAGGTCTAAGTTCTACCTGAACACCTCTATCTATCCACTCTCGTGCCAACTCATAAACTGGTTTAAATCTATCCAAATACTTCTTATCTTCGTTACTATGTACTGATATTGCAAGTACAGTCTTAGTCTTCCTTAAAGGTTCATATAGATTAGGATGTCTATGTAATAAGAATCCATTAGTAACTACCTCAGTATATGAATTTTGCCATCTCTTCCTTGTCTCCCACACAAAATCCCCCAGATCAGGATGGATACAAGGTTCTCCACCCATCAGGGTAAATCTTTTAGGTATAACTTTATCCTTCCAGTTATCCATCCACTCTATCGCAGTCTCCAATGATACATTACCAGTGTGACCTTGATTCATATAATGAGTACAACCCTCACATGTTAAATTACATGAGTGTGATACATGTAACTGGAACTCATGTGGTACTTTAAGCATTAGTTGATGTTCATTGATAGTATTACACGAGACTCCTCACTTCTATTTACAGGAACATAATGTGCTAGAGATGTTGGAAATACAATCAATGTTCCTTCCGTTACTCCTTCTGGTATATATTCTAAAACATTACCATCCATGTTACTAACATATGGTGCTACAAAAACAGTTGGTTGATGATGTTCAGGATCAAACTTCAAATATAAAACAGAACTAAAACCACCAAACCCATGATTGTGAACATAGTGAGTATGCTTCTTCTCATACTGTTGGAACCATGCGGAGTTTATTCTCAACTGCTTGTCTCCATATCCAAAATCCTTTTTAACTCTGATAAGATCATCCATAAGGATTCCTTCAAGTAAAAAATGATACTGACGATTACTATCATAATCACTCAGTTGATCACCCTCTACCAAATTCTTTTTAAATTTATCAAATATCTGCCATAGTTGTTCCTTTTTAGAATCCCAGTCATTTATCTCACCACGCCAAAAAGGAATAGCAAACTTCTTCAGATAAGGACCAGAATAATCATCATCATACATTATTGCATATCCTCCAAATAATTTATTACACTCTTCCTTGCTCTCTTCAACTCCAACATGTCTATCCCCTCCGACTGTGCTTTAGATCGAAGTTTATGGGTGATCTCTTCACTCAGAATAAACTGAAGTATAAATTGTGATGCTTTAGACATTGTAAAAAGTGTACTTCAAAAACAATTCTTCACCTAAATGTACCTTCCGTAAAGTTTTGATAAAATACTTATCATCCTCTTGCCACTTGACACAGTTAGGATCATCAGAATGATTTATAAAACCACCCAAAGGTGTTCTATAGATAACCTCATCAACAACAATATGGGACATACCAAGAACCATACCAGCAGGTATTTCCTCTAACGCAAAGATACCTTGTCCTGCTATAGGACTATCTTTAACATGTAGTCTACTTGGTAGTGCTTGGTACATACTCTAATTCCTTGACTAAATCAATTACTTGTTCTCTAATCTCCATCAGTTCATTATAGCACTTCTGGTTATGAGCACAACCACGTAATTGATGATCTGCTTTGTATAATGATTCTAAGAATAAGGTCTTACCACGATCCCACTTCTCAGATTTAGTTTCATTGTCAGGTATGGAGTTTTGATCTTTCATTGTTTTAGTTTGAGTCCACCGACAAGTATTCGTTTAGAGTCAGAGAATTGTGCTGAATGTTCTGAGTCGGCAGTAAACACCAACATTCTATTCCTCTGTGGTATTATATGATAATCCTTATCCTCATGTAAGATAGTTGCACCATCCTTACATGAATTGAGGTATAGTATAAAACTATAATCCTCATTGTGTTCATGACTATGGCGAGTCATATACCCACCAGCATCATAACTTATCATATGTAGGTAATGATAAGACAATCTCTTACCTGCTGCTGCTTCACATATGTCTTTGAGATACTCAAGATGTTGATCAAAGACATTATCTTTAACTAATCCAAGAAGATTAGTAGTAGCAAAACAATCATCAGATAGAGAACTATAAGTCTCATCCCCATAAAGATCTTCACGCAACATGAAGTACTCTAACCATTTATCAAAGTACTCTGTAGCATCTTTTGTACATTGTAATACAATGTGCATTATTCTTCAAGAGCAGATCTATACTCAGTATCACCATAGGTTTGCTCATACTGTTCAATCAAAGTCTCCTTCATCTCATGGTATGGTGTTATGTCAGTATCATACTCATCCCCAAGATTCCAAGAGTTAGTTTGTTTGATTGCCTTATGTGCAGCAACAATCATTGTGATAAGACCTACCTTATCAACAGTAATAGTCACTAAAGAATCCTGTGGCAATTTAGATTCTAACATCATTCTAACCTCCAGTTTTGATCCCCATCTTTATTTACCCAAAAGTAGTATTGTTTGTTAAGGGATTCCAAATAATACTTACACTCTGTAGTCTCCTTTACCCTGCATGAATGGAATTTCTCCATTATATTAACAAAGCGATCTCTTGCGTGAGTACTCGTGGGAGTGACACAGATAAACTTGGTCTTGGTTTTCATGGTAGGATTACAGTTCCTTGTTTAGGTAGTTTACGATGCTTTGTTATAAAGTTACGAGCAGACTTTTCATTCCTGCAAGTCTTTATAATTTCACCCTCATGCACAATGCATAATCGGGTCTCACTGCCAAGCACAGGGACAGCATAATAACCATCTTTAGTAGCAAATCCATGTTCACAATCTTTATAAAAATTGTAGATCTGCTTTAATTCCTTCTCAGTAGTCATCGGTTCAAAAATAGAATGAGACCTCTAATGAACATACCAGCAAACAAAACATAGTATGTCCACATAATCCACATCCCTACTTTATTATGAAGGGAACCTCTTACATAATCTGGAGTACCTTGACGATCCCATCCATCGACCATGTACTCACTTGGATCAATCTTTCTCATGTTTTCATAGTAGCAACTACAGGTTCACCATCAACAAAAGCAGTCTCATAAACGCTCTGTAAACGGCGAGAAGTTTGTATACCTACATTGTTACTGTAGGTAGGAACAACGATGTTCCCAAACTGTTTATCAGGTGCAGGGCGAAGAACCCTACCAACAGACTGACACATCTCAATGACATTCATATTCCTAAGAAGAATAAGAGATGTCAAACCTGGAACAGAGATACCCTCACTCAAGATTGAGTAGTGAAGAAGTACAAACTTCTTATCAGGATCTTGTCCATACTCCTTCATGGTATCGAAGAAGTCATCTCTTGATACTTTTTTGTTGTTAATAAAAGCACCATGTTTTGCAGTGATCCAAAAGAGATCATAACCCAACCATTTGAGTTGAGAACAAAACTCTGTCTCACTGAGCATCCTCATTAACACCTTAGTGTTAGGAGCAGCAACTAGAACCTTCTCCATGTGATCTTCATTTGTGATCTGATCTAAGAGAGTTTGACAATCAAGATGATGGTCACCCTTCTCTCTAGGAACAGGAATCTTCACAGTTTTGATCTCTGGTGGAAGAATAGAACCAGACTTAACTAACCTTGGTGCAGGTACATTGTAGATAATCCCACCAAAGAGATTATCATTCATTCCAGTCCTCTTAGGAGTACTGCTAAACTTAGGAGTAGCAGTAAAGAAATAGCACCCACCATTAACTCTAGTTGCAAAAAATCTAACAGCAGGGTAAAAATTTCTTTGAACACTGTTGTGTGCCTCATCAAAGTATATGGCATCTACATGAATACCTGACTCCTGTATCTTATGTAAAGAATGGTAGGTAGTGAAGAGTATCCTATGCTGCTTACGGAAGTAGTAGCAGAATGTAGAGATCTTATCAGGTTTAGTGGTTGAATGGTAATTACCAGAATCACCACTATGAACATGTAGAACACATGCATCAATAATATGCTCAGTAAACTCTGAACACAACTGATTAGCAAGAAGTAGTCTAGGAGCAACAACTACAATGGTCTTATGACCAAGGAGTGAAGGTCGTCTAAACAAATTCTTGGCATGCTCTATGGCAATCATCGTCTTACCACCACCAGTGGGGACACAAATGATTCCCTTACGCTTATGACGCATAACGTCAAGTGCTTCTTTTTGGTGTGTACGAAGTTCCATAATGTATATTATACCATACTATTAGAAGGTCACTCGAAGAACTGGTCTAATGTTACATCTCCTTCAGTTCCATCAAAACGATAATGATATTCCAACGCATCAGCACAAACATAATGAGGGTGATCTACAGATACACCTAGTCTTTTACACATCTCACTATGATTATCTTCCATAAATTCTACAGCATACAACATGTTATTAAGAACATGCTCTCTACTGTGATACCTCATCAATACCTTCTTCAACTGAACAATAAAATTACCATTACCTGCTGCATTATCTAAGAAGGTAGAAGTTGGATCTTTAAGAACACTCTCAGGTAAACCAAGAATCATCTTGTCACATAAAGATGGTGGAGTGAATACTTCTCCAGTGTTCAATATCCTATCATCACTCCTAGTGATGTCAGATCCATACTTCTGATTGTGTCTATTCTTAGAGGACATTATTAGTCACCAGATAAGCAACTTCCTCTTCAGTAAAGTTGAACTGAGTATCTAGATCATCATAGTCTGTAATATCAGGTACTTCTCCATTCTTAACCGCAGCAGCGAATCCACCAGTTCTCTTATACTTATCAATGTATAACTGAATCAAAGGATGCCCAAAGATCTCAGATAATCTCTCACCTTCTTCTTCATCTACAATAGGACACCATACATTAAGCATACCAATATGTGCATTGGTTATAAATCTCTTCTTATATGAAGTAGAGTATGGTACAACAAACTTCAATACATCACTAGTCTCAGGTTTTACATTAGTCTTCCAAGGATTATTACCTGAATGTAAGACTTCATACTCACCATCAGTACAATAATCTTCAGTAGCAATCGCTTGACCCATCTTCAATGGGATACGTGGATGATTAGAGTTAGCAATCTTATTCAAAATAGAAGTCTCTAATGCTTTATCACCCCATACTGGTACACCATCACGAAGATCCCAATCAAACTCACAATCATCTGTAATAACTCTAGTCTTACCCTGATATGGTTCTTTAGTTAGATGCCAACTACAAATTTTTATTCCTTGAGTAAAGTGTTGGTCTGCTGTATAATCAATCTCCTTTAAATTATAAATCGTAGAGCAAAGTTTAAGGAACTTCTTACCAAACCCAGTAGTACCAATAAATGATGCAGGACAAACCTCACATAGATCACCACCATCCTCTAACATGTCAACATGCTGCAATAGGAACTTATTCCATTGCTTATTATTCTTTGCTTTAATGGTTGGATCTTGATAAGGGGGATTAGCAAGAATCGCTGTTGGACGTAACACTGGTTTTTTGTGAGTTAGGGTGACGTTCTTGTCAATATATTCTACCCTATTTCTATGGTTAGCACAATCATCCCAGACTGTCAATCCATAAACATTAACATTCTTTTCCAACAACCTAGCAGTATGAGAACCGCTTGGATCGGAGTGTATAAGGGTCTGTGAGGTGTCTTTTAATTTACTAATCATTGGATCAAGAAGAATTAAAGGGATGGTCTGCTGGATGGCAGAGGACACTGAGAGGATATCTAATGTCTTAGTTACCGACTCTCTCATACTTGTTATGATAGTCTTAGACTCTGTACCAATACGACGTGTAAGTTTCTCTCTGCTATTGTGATTAGCATCTATAACATCAGAGAGTATACCCTCAGTATCACCACTAATATCACTATAGATTGGTGATTTTAAGATATCATCTATAGTATTAACATTCTTACCTTCCTTCAAGATATAAAAAACACAAAGAGGTAAACTCTTTAAAATTGCCCTAACTACTTTCTTCTTTAAAGCGTTAGGGTCTGGTTCTTTTTTACAGATTCAACCTCCGCTTTATAACCACTCTCACTATTCATACTCTCATCACCTACTACTGCTGTCTTTAATACCCTTGATGAAGCATTATCTGTAGCAAAAGTACTTATATTGTAGTTAAAATCAACATCATCTAGATTCAAAATTGACTCTAAACTTTCCATTGTAGACATAGTAGAATCAATATCAGTAGATAGAATACTATCAAATTCTTCCTGTGTTATATCCCTAAAACCATCTTCATAACCGTTAAGATCCATAAACTGAACCTCATGATAGTTTCTCAACTCAGGATTATTATCACATGCTAACTGGAACGCAGTATTCATTGCTTTAAGAGCACGTTTACCATTAAAGTCAATCACCCACCAATCGTGTTTACCTGATCCTCCACGGAAGGCAAACTGAGTCCAGAACTCAAGAGATTCACCACCCTTACAATTGATAATAGTATCAATCTTCTCATTGGTAAATCCTAATACATTTGCAGATTGAGTAAGAATAAGTGCTTTTGGATTTGATTCGATAAACTTATTAATTTCCCTTGCCTTATTTTTAGTATCACTAGTAACAACTAGAGTAGGATAATAACACTCAACAATTTTTTTAAACTCATGGCATGCTGCTATGCTAGATAGTGCCATCATAATAAATCTTCCTTGCAGCATCTTCTGCTTCAATCCAATCTTTCTTTGTGGACCTTTAGGACTAAAGATATCAAAAGCAAAGTCAGTAGGAAGTTGTGGATTTAAAAACTTACCAGTCTCTTTATCTATCAGGAATATATTATTAATTGAATCAGGATCATTACCAAAAATCTTACGATATGCAGGTGTCTGATATACTCTTATTACTGGTTTCATTCTAGGACGTTTAAACAGTCCCTTTCTTACATCTAGTTGCTCATCAAAATAAGTATATACAAACTTATTATCATCATTAAAATCCCATACTATGCTGTAAGCAGTACCAGATACATAAAGTGTCTTAGTATTATACCTCTCTTTAAGTTCAATAAACTCTTTTGCTGTAGAACCTATATGACACTCATCAGCAACAAGTAAATCTGGTTGGGGTATCTCACGATTCATTAATGATTGTACAGATGCCCATAGAACAATATTAACTGGACGTTCCATCCAAAATTCTAATTCCTGTTCCCAATTCTTATCCTTAACTGAAATATATCTAATAGTTGGGAAGAAGTCACGAGAATCATCCTTCCATGATTGCTCTGGTGAATTAAATCTAGAACATACAACAGTCAACTTATAATCCCAATCCACAATATGCTTAAGAGTCATTATAGACTTACCTGCACGACACTTTGCAAACAATAAAAACTGTTGGTGACCAGATTTCCATGCTTTAGATATCTTATTTAAAAAGTTCGTTTGATATGGGTATGGATTAAATGTCTTCCATGTTTTCTTTGCACCAGAGAAGAATTTCTCATGAATCATTTGAACTACCATTGGCACACTAATAATATTCTCATCAACCTCAAAAGTCTCTCTACCAATCGCCGTAACACCAGGTATATCTTTCTTCAAAAAATCATGTACAACATGATCTTGATGACTTATATCCAAATCTCCATCAGGTCTTGTAGACTGATTCTCCCAGACTCTCAACGGGATGCGTTCACCATCATATACATCTATAACTTGATTTGCTTTACCATAATCACCATCTTTATGTCTCTTCTCATATGATCGTGTAGTCTCACCAAATCCAAACCTATGGGGTTTGTGTTTGTATCCATCACAATAAAAATGCATCAATTTAAATTCACTGAACCTATTTTACCATAAAAAAAACCCCTTGATAGGGGTTTGTGACGGATCGTAATCTGGATCGTAGTCTGGTTCTCTTGGATCAATCCGTGAATCCCACCAAAAGAACTGACATTGATCTAGACGCATATGAACTAATGGTTTATTTAATTTCATTTTGCCTCCAGTACATTTAATCTATCCTTTAATTCTATGATTTGTAATTGCTGTTCCTTGACTGCTTCAATTAAAAGAGCAACCATATTCTGATATGCAACTGACTTCAGTTTACTATCAGGATGTTCTTGTACAAGTTCTGGAAGAACCTTCTCAACCTCTTGTGCAATCAATCCCATCTCAAGAGCATCATTAGACTTACGTCTGTAATTTACACCACGTAATGACTGAACTGTACTTAGAGCATGTGGAATAGTCTCAACATTATACTTAATACTTTCATCAGATGTAACTGTGATTGTACCAGTAGAAGTTATGTTACCATTTGCAGCAATTCTAAGTCTCTCTGCTGGTGCAGATGGACCTGTCTCCATTGTACCAAAGGTAATACCAAACTGTCCAGATGATCCTTCAGATACACCACGGATATATCCTCTCTCACCACTGTTACCAGTATCGTAACCTTCCCACTTAATACCACCATACTCATATGAAGCATTAAGGATCGTATCAGTCTGAACAAATCTTAAGAAGTTACCCTTAGTATCTCCAGTAGTCTCTGGGTTAGTGGTAATAAGAACGTCTGCTTGATGAGTTGAGACACCAACTGTTCTAAACGTATTAGCATTAAGTTGCTGATTAAAGGTAGTAATACCAGTATTAATCAACCAACCATCAGGTACATTCCAAAGAACAGAATCCATCCTGAACTCAACAGTGTTCTCGAATAGAACTGCACCAGCAGCATATAAAGAGTAACCTGGTTTTGCCTGAGAAGTTTCAATACCAACCTGTGCTGTGGTAGATATACCAACACCATCAAATACCCAAACGTCAGATACGTTTGTTAACTGTGAACCATCTCCTTTGAATGATCCACTAAAGATACCAACATAAGCACCATCTGGTTTTGCTTGGATTGGACCAAACTTCATCCAGTTGTTATCATCAGTGTATACCCAACCAGCAGTACCACCTGAAGATGGTTCTGAATCGAAGGTTACATCACCTACGTTACCAGCAGTAATAGGAGTTGATACACCAACAGTATACTGTCTAGCAATTGTTTCATCACCTTGGATGAATAAACTATTTGCTTCAACAGGAGCGTTAGTAGTAACCTTCTTATTAAAGACTACAGGACCATTGAACTCAGAGATAATATTCTTATCCTTACCACCATCAACCTTTATTCCTCGGTTAACAGTTAGTTGGTCAGTATCCTCTACATCAAATCCAATAGCGTTTGTATTAGATGTAAGGTCTTCACCTGTAACTGTTGGTACTGGTGCTCCAGTAATTAAGTCTTGTCCACTAGATCCACTAGTAAACTTGTTAACAGTGTATTGGTTACCTTGGTCATCTAAACCATTATAGAATGGTGTACCACCATTATCTGATACAGACTGTGATAATATCCTCTCTACATTCTTAAAGTCTCTATCCTGTCTGGATGGTAATGCAGTGGAGTAGTTACCTGGCCCATATCCAAGATATTCAAATGTGTGACCTGATGCACGAATAATTGAGTTACGTCTAAATTCAATCGGTTTGAACTTAACTCTCCTAATCTGAGATCCAATTGGGTGACTCTGTTTTTGAGTACCAAATAGACCACGGAATACATCAATCGTTGTATCCTGAACAACAGTCTCACTAATTCTCATTATCTCATTATCAACAATGAGGTAATCTCCAACATTCCAGTTATAATTCAGAGCATTAGAGACTGTCAGTGTATTGATAGTTGGGTCTGTTAATGCAACAGTAATTGATGTAGTAATACCTGCATACTGTGGGGATAATCTAGGAGATGCAAATTCATTAGCAGGATCAATAGTAGCAGCTTGAGCAGTATATCCTGTTGGATATAATGACCATCCAGTTCCAGTTGGGGTTACTGCCTGAGTACCTACACCAATATTAATTCCAAATGAATTAACTCCATAGATCTCAGTAACGTCAAATACACCATTGAATAATTCTTGATCAAATCCAATAATTCTTGCACTATTATTGGTTAATAGACCGTGTGCATAATTGGTAACAGCACTTGCAATACCAGTAGTATTATTATAAGTCAGTGAAGTAATACCAACCACCTCACCAGTTACATAGGATGTAACGTCAGATAGAATAGTATTATTAATATTAGTCAGACCATTAGTATTGACACCTGTTATTGCCGTCTCACCTATAAATTGGTAATTAGCATATACCGTTGATGCTGAAGATACATTTACCTTCTTAGTTTCACCAACAGGAACACTAGTTACTCTATAAAGTTGGTTATAATCTTCAAATACACTATCTCGAATACCCTCAACCTTCAAGATCTCGTTGGTACTATCATGTATTCTTGTTACCTCAACAACACCCTGTTGCCATCCAGTTGTAGTAGCAACACCAACAACAGCAAGTGTATTACCAATACCATATGCAGAACCACCATCAATAATCTTAACGGCAGTAATCTGACCAGTAGGATTAATCTTAATGTTTGCAGTAGCATGGTCACCTGTTACCGAGGTTCCAATACCAACTAATCGAGCATTATAAAGAGTCTGAATAGATCCAGATCCATCTCCATATCCAAAACCAGCACTAGATATTGCAACAACATTAATTCTATTAAGGTTGTGATCTAGTTCTGTAGTTAAGGTATGAGCAGTACCAGTATGAGATTCAATCTCAACAATTCCAACACCAACCTCAAAGTCTCTAATATTTTTATTAACAACCTCTTTTGTAATACTATTTCTAGGATCGTTTACATCAGTTAAACCAATCGGTGTTGGTAGAGAGAATGTCCTAGTCTGATCAGGATCAGAATTTGGATTATCTCGATCTAACTGAGGGTAAAGATTCTGAATAGGTTGTGAGAACCTCATCTCATCGAATGGTTCTACACTAGGACTATTAGAAGCATCAATTAGAGTTAAGTGATAAACACCATCCTTGACGTTTGCCTTATACTCCTGAATCTCGTCCTTCTTATAAAGGTATAATGTATTATTAAATTCAGTTCTAGTATATCTTGGAAGACCTACATTCCTTTGAGATGTATTATTTTGGAATACACCTGGATCTGTCTTAATACCAACAGTAAATTCTTTTCTAGAGACTCTACCTGTTACAGTATATTCACCATTATATCCAGTATTACCTAATCCAGTTGTGTTAAGACCAGATATTATATTAGTAATAGCAACTTTAGATCCAACAGATAATTCATGGGGAACTTCTGAAGTAAACGTAGCAACACCAACTGTTCCAATACCAGCATCCCAAACTGCATTTGAGATAAATCTTGGGTTCCTTAATTCAGAAGTATTACTAATCTGAACTGGATCAATACTATTGTACTTAAGTACTTCAGCATCAGTTAATCCAACAGTAGAACTAGATTCCTGAATAACAAATGAATCAGTTGGTGGTTTGGATAATACAGTAGAATCTTTAGGTACAACATATCTTACCTTATAGATCCTATCATCTAGTGATCTCGTATCAGGTTTTCTAGTTATGAATGTTCTTGGAGATGCAGCACCTAAAGTTGATGTACCAAGACCTACAACAGAATCATAAATCTCGTTGTTGACTGTACTTGTATTAACATACCATTGACCAATAGTACTATCATACTGAACTGGGTGACCAATATCACCTGATCCCTTATCAGATACTCTAGACTCAATACTTAAAATACCACCCTTACTGTTAACCGATACAGGTGCTAAACTAATAGTATCATTTAATGTCTGTGCCAATTTAACTTGGTCACTATTAATACCAGAAGTAATTGCATAGTAAACTGTATTATGGTCTATACCATCAGGAAGTTCACCATCGTCACTCATTACTCTGACAGATTCACCATTAATAAACTGGTGACTATCCGTTAGAGTAAAGATATTAGAAGTAATACTGTTAATACCAATAGTATTCCTACCAACAATAGTTGTCTTAATAGAACTTACTTCTTTTGTACCAGTACCTTGAGTATCAGGAAGAACTATTCTCGACTTCTTAGTAACTGGAGTACCATTAATATTAAAGATTGCCTTTAAATCATCATTCTTTGCAGCACCCAGTCTATAACCTTCTAGTACTGTATTAGGTGGTTCAGCAACATTAAATTTATTATATAAGTATAATCTCGATGAGTTAGCAACACTAACTGTCTTCTCAACATCAATAGGTAAAAATTCAATACCTATATCCTTACCAGTAATCTTTTGTGGAGGAATGAAGTGTGTAACATATCCAGTATCATCCCTTGGGAAGGCATCTGCCCTAAATCCCTTACAAACAATCGCTCTCGAACCAAAGTTAGAGTTGGAGTTTGTAATAGAATGGTCACCACCACTTTCTGCTACGAAGTGATTAGCATAACCAATACCGAATGTAGATACTAACTGTAAAAACGCATCATTGGATGCTTTAATATGGTAGTTAGTGTAGGCTGGTTTGTAGAGTGCTCTTGAATCTGTGTGTAAATTAGATACAGCAGTAGAGTCCTCGTAAACACCAGACGTAGGGTTGTACTTAACAAATGCGTTGTCATCTTTCTGTAGTCCGATACCAGTGAACTGGGCAACAACCATAGATTTGAATCCATCTGCTTTTGCACCATCAGCATGGAGTCCACACATACCATAAACTGAACGTAATGAACAGTTAAAGATATATGGAGAAGCAGAAGTAACTGTATCAACAACAATATTAAGTGTTGGTGATCCACTTACAATATTAGGAAGTGCGTTTGCAGGAGCAGAGGATACGTTATATTTGATTCTAGTATCACTCTCTACCTTATTAATAACAAATGATCCATTGTATCCACCAACAGGAACACCCTCGATCCTAATTGGAGTATCAACGTCAAGTCCTTTAATTGCTTCAGTAATATCAACTGTAATCTGGGTAGAAGATGTATTACCATCACCTGCCTTAATACTACTGATACCAATATTCTGTCCTTGAGAACCAACAATACGGTGTTCATCAATTTTTGCTTGAATATCTACACCAGTATTAGGGAAGTCAGGAGTAATCTCTCTTCCACTAGAAGATCCATAAAGTAAACCGATCTTCTGATAATACATATCAAGATCAGTTCTTGTTGTATTATAGTTTAAGTAAGAGTCAGCAAACTTAACAGAGTTAACACCATCAGCATACTCAAAACAAGTAAGTTTATGGTGTGACTTGTTAGGTACGAACTTATTATTACCGTAATCTTGGAATATTAATGAATTAGGATCTGCATCAAAGAATGTAAACTGGTTAAAGTAACAAGTACCAGTAACCCTAAAGAGGCATGTTGTATCAATAGTTCCGTCTTCTGGATTTGGAACAAACTTTGGTCTAACTTTAGTCTTTCTAAGATCTCGTCCAACAATAGAAGTACCACGGGGAATAATAACTCCACCGAAGACAGAGTTCATCTTATAAAGATCATTATCATCACTATCAATATCAAAATTTGTATCTAAAGTAAATTCAGTTAACCCATTAGATCCCGATCCCCCTCTTGTCATCCAGTTATTACCAGACAAAGGATTATCATGGATAGGTATCCAACCTGGACGGTTATCTATAACATGATCACCTGGATATACTATAATTGTGGTTCTACTAAACCTATCATTATCCAACCCCTTCTGATAGGAGAATCTGGCTGCCTCAATCAGTGCCCTTTGAATCGTCTTAAAGGGTCTTACCAGAGAGTTACCTTGGTTCTCAATACTATCGGTTGAGTCTATACTTGAAGGATCAACGTAAAGAATATCTCCACGACTGTTCTTCAGAAAATTATCTAAGCGACTAAGACCCATTTTATTTTACGAGATAAATCTTTATATGTTATATATTTATACCCTCAGAATCACCACCTTTTTCCCTCAACTCGATTAAATGCTCAATCGTAGTTGCTACATCATTCATTGCTTCACGAATTTCTTTCCTACTTCCCGTCTGTTGGTGTGAATCGCCCTTGGGTGCATATGTTTTAGTATATAGGGACCATCTCCATTCATTCAGTTGTGGGGAGTGCCATATTTGAACTCTCATATACTGGGTTACTCCAATCGTTAGTAAAGTTTCTTAAGTACTCTATCTTATCTAGCATCTCCCAACTATCTAAAACAAATTCTTCGTTAGCAAAATGCAACTTAACTTTAAGTGCTACTGCCAACCGCATAATATAATCTCTTCTATGATAATCATCAGGTAAAGAGAAGATACTAAACAGCATAATATGATCAAGATTACCCTCTTGAATCAAATACTCAAGATAAGTATGTCTTCTACCTTCATTATCACCAGTTTGATGTGGGAATGTATAACCCATCCTATTGCAATAATCCTTAACAGTCAAAGTTTGGAAGTGTAAATCAATATGTCTAGTCTTAAATCCCTCATATTCAGCATACATTACAACATTATCAGTCTCTTTAATCTCGACCTTACGTGAATGAATGTCTGTATCACCTAATTTCCTAAAGTATGCACCTGGCCATTTCCTATGAGGTTGACCATCTTTTAATAGAAGTCTAACATCAACACTTATTCTAGTCTTACCAGTTCTATTGGGAGCAGCACCATGAATATGCTCCTGTGTAAACAGGATAAACTGACCCTTCCTAATATTAACTGGTTCACAATACTTCTTACATTCTTCTTGAAGTCTAAGGTAGTCCCACTCCGTACAAGCAGCAGTAATTTTCCTACTATCCATAAGGTTTACTATTTGCAGAGAGTTACTATCATAGGCATCAGTAAAAGGTAACCACACAGTTCTAAGACCTAAACCATTACCAACCCATTGACCTTGATGGAATGGTAAGACAGTTCCATCCTTATCTTGATTGGGTATATTAATTCTTATATTACCAAACCTCTGGACCAATATCTCACCTAAAGATACATAATCTCGAAGAAGATCATCAAATATACTATAAAAATTAGTATCTGCTAGATCTTTACCTATAAGCTTCGCTAATTCTCCAATCTTCTTAGCAGGAACATGTTCATGTAATAAGGTCAAATCCTTTACATCAGGATAATACTTTTGAATCGACTCTAGAGCAATTTCTGATAAGGGATAATTTTTCGCATCATATGTGTATCGTCTCATCGTTTCACATCATGGGCACACCCATCACCAGTATAGTCATCGCTGTCATAATATCCTCCTTTAGTTCCAAAGTAAAGTGTAGTTACTACAAAGGGAACACAAATAAAAATAAGTATGTCTGCTAAGATCATAATACTTGAATAACACCGTTACAATCAGGAATATCATTTAACAATTTAGATTCTATACCTTGTTTTAATGTCATAGCACTCATAGCACATGTAGAACATGCACCACCTAACCTAACCTTAACAAAGTTAGTCTCGTGCTCTATCTCTACAAACTCAAGGAATCCACCGTCTGCTTCTATGTACGGTGCAAGTTCAGAGAGAACTTCTATTACATTTGCTTCTGTTAGTTCCATTAGTCTAATGGTAATTCTCTGGGGTTCTCGATTTGATCTGTCATATCAAAATGCTCTGGATGTGCTTGCTCCATCATAAGGTAGCGAGAAAAAACATACAACTGTTCTTGAGTGTATATTATATGATTAGCCTTATTTTGATTTGCTTCTTGAGCAACCTTTTTATCAGTACATTCTTCAGTTGTTAGATCCTCAAAAGTATAAGGATAACCATTTATAAAACACATTCTAACTACTTGATCTTCATACCAAACGTATTTCCAAGTAATTTTTAATTTCATTTGCAGTTTTTAAAATAGGTGGGAGGGCACTCTTTCTACCTGCGTATTACGCCTAGAGATCTTTTGTACTCCCTCCAAAGAGGTTGTAACCAACGGACAAAACTGAGAATCAATTGATTACTGTACTATTATATAGTCCTAGGAAAATAGTGTCAAGTCCTGTCTGTAGTGGAGATGTACATGATCAATAATAGCATCCGTCTTTACAATTCTTTTATATTCTGGTTGCGTATATTCCAATAAAATTGGTTGCCCATGAATATTGTAGAGATATTCAGAATCTAATGGTTGAATTATAAAATCATTCTGTAGTATATTACTCATCCACTCAGCAAAAGCATCACCAAACCCATCCTCAAATCTCCAAAGATGAGTTTTCATATTAATATAATCTACCTGTGGTCTAAACCATCCCTTTGGATGATGTGGATGAGACTTTAATGATATGTACCTTTCTACTGGATCTCGTACAATAGCAATCTGTTCTAAGTACTCTACATCCAAATACTTCTCATATAATTCTCGATGAAGATGAGAGATCTCGACACCCTCAATTGGTTCCCATATAATTTGCTCTGGTACATATCCATTCAATCTTATATTCTCTTGAATGAATCTACCAGCAGTCCTTGGAATATGAACAAACAGGAATCGTCTTCCAGTCTCTTTATGATGATACGTAGGCATTAAACCAAAAAGATAATATGTATCGAGTTCCAGACTCGACTTCACTAACATGATGAAGATACTCTCGATTTGAGAAAATCAATAACTTACCAGTTTTTGGTTTAACATCAAACCATACCTTCTCATCTAATGTATCGAACTGTGTATGACCACCAGTATAATTATCGTTCAAATATAAAAATGCTGCAAGTACATTTGGACTAAACATTTCGGATTTGTCATAATGTGGTTTCATAAAAGTACCCTTAGGCCACCTTATAACACCACAATAATCTAATTGTATATCATTAACAAAAGTCTTGCAAATATTAGTTACATTACTGATAACATTTTTAAAAAGTTCATCCTTTGTCAATTTAATATCAACAGGACGTACATCACCACCCAAATAAATTGCACCATAATCACCATCTGGTTCTGGTATATCGGGAGCATAACTCAAACTCTCACCAGAATTTGAATGAGTTACCGTCTCCAAAAAAGAATCATTCTCCTTCTCATGAAGATCAATAAATGGTTCACATAAAGATGGACTTAAAAAGTCCTCCTCAACATACATTACTTTCTTCATCGGTTATACCATATACTAAGAGCAAATCTCTCACCACCCTCAATCTTACTGACTGAGTGTTTATATACAGAATTCGAGAAGATAAGTAACTTACCTGTCTCTGGTTTTATCTCATACTCATCAAAACAAGTGTACCCACCATCAAAATCATCATTCAAATAAAGAACTGCTGCAAACAAATCAGGTTCTTGATTAGGTCTATGTGGATCAATATGAGGTTTCATAAAAGTACCAGAAGGCCATCTCACCACACCTGCATAATCTATAAGTACTCTATTATCAAACGTCTTACATACATTCGTTACCTTATCAACAGCATTATTCTTTTGAGATTCAAAGTATATTCCATCAAGAGTTGTTAGATATGTATTGCCACCTCTACTCTCATCACCATAAGGCATCTCGTCTGGATTTAACTTAGATAACTCAATAAGTTCTTTACACTCTTCTGGACTTATAAAGTTCTCTTCAGTGTATATTATCTTCTTCATTCCACCTATTCAAAATCCATGAACTACTGTTCTTTTTATCATCACCACCAACACCAAATTTAAATTCTACTCTAGGATCATCCTTCCATTTTGCCATCTCTGGTATATTACTTTTATTCCTATCACCACCATTACAAAATATTACCTTATTATATACCTCTAATGCCATTTTAATAGCATCATTGGCAGTATCATCTTTATCACTAAATTCAATACAAACATCAACACACTTCAACTCTTTAATTATAGACATCCTCTCTGCCACATTCATAAAATACTTTCCTTTCTTCCTGA